GAAGGAGTTTCAGCTAACTCCACAACATCTGGCCCCGGTCAAGACCCAAGTACAGCCAATAACGAAGGCGTTGTTTACACAATCTGGGTTCCTACTACCATCTCTACAAGTTCGTTGAAGATTGGCACAACTTCTGGCTCTAGTGATTTGTATGTGGGCGCTGTAATCTCTATTGACTCAGATACATCTGGCGCAGTTGTTGGCTTTTCTGCCAACGGTTCTTCCAATGACTTCATCAACTTAAACGGTACAACTACCGGCGGTGTTGCTGGCACATGGGTTCAAATCGTGGCAATTGCTGCTAACAAGTACATGGTGAGCGGGAATGTTATTGGTTCTGGCACTGTTGCTACACCATTCGCAGATTCCTAATCAACCCAAGGGGCTTCGGCCCCGTTTTTAAAGGAGATTGATTATGTCGATGCAAACTGATGTACAGGCAAGTGTCCCGCTAACTGCTACGGGGCAATTTACCAATCAAACACCTACTGCTCTTGCTAGAGCAAGGGTCAAAGCTGTTTACATGGTTCCGTCAGCCACGGCTGGCAGTGTGATATTTAAAGATGGTGGGTCAGGCGGCGCAACCGTTATGACGCTTAACACCGTGGCTTCCGCTACGCAACCTACGTATCTTATATTTCCGGGCGAGGGTGTTTTATTTAGCACCAATGTTCATGGAACTGTGGCGAACGTAACTTCAGTCACAATTTTCTATGGCTAAGAAAAAAGGCCCTGTCCTATCCGTTGGAAGAGGCGAGAAATTGCCAATATCCAAGGGAGCGGGCTTGACTGCCAAAGGCCGTGCTAAGTACAACGCTGCTACGGGTAGTAACCTGAAGGCTCCACAGCCGCAAGGCGGCAAGCGTAAAGACTCGTTCTGCGCACGCATGTCAGGTATGCCCGGCCCCATGAAAGACGAAAAGGGTAAGCCCACCCGTAAGGCGGCTGCTCTTGCAAGATGGAAATGCTAGAAAGATTATGTTATGAGATTTAGTAGACCAACTAATTTAAATGCAGTACAACCCCGCCAGCCAAGACGCCCAACGGTAAGTGGCGGTCCACCACCGCCTCGTCCGGTAGGCTTTCCTAGTCCTATGGGCGGTGGAGCACGCCCAACGGTAAGTGGCGGGCCAGCCCCTAACTATGGCTCCGCTAACACCGATCCGGGCCGAATACCCGGAACAGGCCCTTCCAGTGGACCGACTGGCGGCGCTATTCCCATAATGAAAAAAGGCGGCAAAGTTTCTGCTTCAAGCCGCGCAGATGGTATTGCCAAAAAAGGCAAGACAAAAGGGCGGATAATATGACTCAGCACGACACAGCTAAAGCGGTTGCAGATGGCGCAGCAGTCTTAACAACTGTTGGCGTTATGGTTACGTGGCTTCCGCCTTTGGCTTCTTTGTTCACAATTATTTATCTTGGGCTTCGTATTTGGGAGTCCGACACCGTTCGTGGTTTGACTAACCGTAAAGAGTCTGCAAATGCCAGCCAAGAGTGAAAAACAAAAGCAGTTCATGGATGCTGCTGCACATAACCCAAAGTTTGCAAAAGCTGCGGGTGTACCGGTATCGGTTGCAAAAGAGTTTAGCGGAGCAAGTAAAGGTATGAAGTTTGGTAAGGACACAAATACGTCCCGCCCCGATCTTCAAAAAGTTAATAAACCCAAGACACTTCATGGCAAGATGTCAATCATGAAAGAAGGCGGTAACACTATGGCTTCCAAAATGAATCCCGGAATGATGGCAATGATGGCTAAGAAAAAAGGCATGAGTACTGCTAAAGACGGTATGAAGCGTCCTACACCTATGGCTGATACATCCATGATGGGCATGAAAAAAGGCGGCATGGCTAAAGATGACATGAAGCAAGACAAGAGCATGATGCAGAAGGCTGTGAATAAACACGAAGGTCGTTTGCACAAAGGCGCAGCTATGACTAAGTTGGCTGGCGGTGGTTCATTCCGTGCCTCTGCTAATGGCGTTGCCTCTAAGGGTAAAACCAAAGGCACAATGGTTAAGATGAATATGGGCGGCAAAGCCTGCTAAGGAGTTAATCATGGCAAAAAAAGAAAAAATGGTTTTTAACGACGACCGTGAACCCGGAAGTTCGGGCGGTAGTCGAGGTACCGAAGCAGGTGCGCCCGGGGGCGATGATACGCTTGGCGCATATAAACGTGGCGGTAAAGTCAAGAAAATGGCTAATGGTGGCTCCGCTTCTAAACGCGCCGACGGTATTGCTGTAAAAGGTAAGACTCGCGGCAAAATGTGTTAAGGATTAATCATGGCTGACTACGCAAAAGAGTTACGGGGCATGCAAGAGAGAGTAGAACAGTCAGATAGCGGCATGATGCGTTCTGATGAGACAAAAGCACGCTTAAGAAATCTATCTGAACGTATACGGCAGGCTGAGTCTGCAGGCGCTGGTCGTGGTAAGCAAGGCGGCCCTACGGCTAAAGAACTAGCTGACTACGAACGTAAACAAGATGCCGGTATTTATACCAAAGAAAAAGGTAAACCACCATCTCCCCGTGAGATGGCTAAAGGTGGTTTGACCGCCTCTAAGCGTGCTGATGGCTGCTGTACCAAAGGTAAAACACGCGGAAAGATGGTGTAATCATGATAGCCAGCCGTGGCATGGGAGCCATATCCCCAAGTAAAATGCCCAAAGGCAAGCGTAAGGCTCGTCGGGATGATACTGACTTTACCCAGTACAAAGAGGGTGGCGCAGTAAAATCTAAAGTAAACGAAGCTGGCAACTACACCAAGCCCGGTTTACGCAAGCGGATTTTTAACAGCGTTAAAGCTGCGGCAATTGTTGGCACTGGCGCAGGTCAGTGGTCAGCACGTAAAGCACAAGTTATGGCCAAACGCTACAAAGCCGCAGGTGGTGGGTATCGTGATTAAAGCCCCACAGCAATCCCTGAAAAACTGGGGCAAACAAGATTGGACAACTAAAAGTGGTAAAAAATCTTCTGACACTGGTGAACGATACCTTCCAAAAGCTGCGATTAAAAGTCTCAGCCCTAGTGAGTACGCTGCGACGACCAAAGCCAAGCGAGCCGGAAAAGCCGCCGGGAAACAATTCGTAGCCCAACCAAAAACTATTGCAAAGAAAACGGCAGGATTTAGATAATGGCAACCACTTCTGGCGCATCAGGTTTTAATCTCCAACTTGACGAATTGGTCGAGGAGGCGTTTGAACGCGCTGGTGGTGAGATGCGTACCGGCTATGACTTGCGCACTGCTCGTCGTAGTTTGAACATCATGTTTGCAGATTGGGCCAATCGCGGTATCAATATGTGGACTATAGAGCAGGGTGAGATCACTCTTGTTCAAGGCCAGAATACGTACGCTTTGCCTGACAATACAGTTGATCTGATTGAGCACGTTATCCGTACGCAGCCTAACGCAGCTAATACACAGGCCGACTTAACAATCACACGTATTAGTGTTTCTACGTACGCTACGATCCCCAACAAAATTCAGCAAGCCAGACCAATTCAAGTTTGGATTCAGCGGTATAACGGCCAGAACTCTCCTATTGCTGCAACGCTTACAACGACGATTACGGCTACCAGCACATCAGTTGTGTTGAACGACGTAACAGGCTTGCCCGCAACCGGTTTCGTTAAAATTGACGACGAAATCATCAACTACGGATACATCACCCAAAACACAAACGCCAAAACTGGCACGCTGTTTAATTGTTCTCGTGGCCAGCAAGAGACTATTGCTGTAGGGCATACCGCCGCCGCTATTGTGTACTGGGCGCAGGTTCCAGCTATTACAGTTTGGCCGACTCCTGATGGATCGCAGCAGTACACATTTGTTTACTGGCGCTTACGCCGCACGCAAGACGCGGGTGGTGGTGTGAACGTGATGGACGTGCCGTTTAGATTTATCCCCTGTTTGGCCGCTGGCCTTGCATACTATCTGGCGTTAAAGATTGTTGGCGGCGCTGAGCGTTTACCCGTATTAAAGCAACAGTATGACGAGGCTTGGGAGTTGGCCGCATCAGAAGACCGAGAGAAAGCGGCTATTCGCTTTGTGCCTCGACAGCAGTTTATTGGTGGGGGCACCTAATGGGTAATCGGTTTGCTTCTGCGAAGAACAGTATCGCCATGTGCGATAGGTGTGGCTTCCAATACAAATTGACGGCGTTGAAAAAAGAGATTCAGAAGACTAAGATATATAACCTGCTTGTGTGCCCTCAGTGTTGGGATCCCGACCAACCGCAGTTGCAGTTGGGTATGTACCCAGTTGATGACCCGCAAGCTGTGCGTAATCCTCGTAATGATTCAACCTACTATACGGCGGGCGCAAATACTGCGGGTAATCCGACCAGTGGTTCACGGGACATTCAGTGGGGCTGGAACCCCGTTGGTGGGTCGAGTAATTTTGATGTTGCTTTGACGCCAAACTACTTGGTGGCAACGACATTTGTTGGTACAGTAACGGTATCTTAAGGAGCTTAAAATGGGATTTAAAAAAGCAGCAGACGGCATTGCTAGAAAAGGCAAGACCGAAGGAACAAATCTAGGCGATAGTGGCCCCACATCAGCCGCTCTAAAAGGCGGTAAGGGTGGTAAAGGCGGCAAAACTGATGCGGACATGTTGTCTATGGGCCGTAATTTGGCAAAAATTGCCAACCAGAAACGAGGTTAATCATGGCTAAATTTAGCAAAAAAGTTATGGGTAAAGAAGTTGGCGACGCCGCTACTTATGCTGCACCGCACAAAATGAACGGCAAGCCTCTGGTAATGTCGGAAAACCCCGGCAAGGACTCTAGCATTAGTAGCCTTAACACTATGAAAATGAGCGTTGGTGTCATTAACAATGGTGAGAACCCAACTAAGACATCCGGTATTGTTACCCGTGGTAACGGCGCGGCTACCAAAGGCATTACAGCTAGAGGCCCAATGGCATGAATTACGCCGCACTCAGCGCTAACATTCAAGCGTACACGGAAAATACCGAAGCGGACTTTATCGCTGAGATACCCGTGTTCGTTCAGCAAGCTGAGCAACGTATTTATAACTCGGTGCAGTTCCCTTCAATTCGTAAGAATGTGACGGGGTCTATGACTACAAGTAATAAGTACTTGGAGTGCCCTTCGGATTTTTTGGCGGTATATTCATTGGCTGTTATTAACGCCAGTGGTGAGTACGAGTATTTGTTAAACAAAGATGTTAACTTTATTCGGCAGGCATACCCACAGCCCACAGATACAGGGATTCCTAAATACTATGCTTTGTTTGGCCCACGTTCGGATAACGCGGCAGAGCTAACTTTCATTCTTGGCCCCACGCCAGATTCGGGATATAGTGCTGAACTGCACTACTATTACTACCCTGAGTCAATTGTCACAGCTTCTACTACATGGCTTGGCGATAACTTTGACACAGTGCTGCTGTATGGTTCTTTGGTTGAAGCTTACACCTACATGAAGGGTGAGCAAGACATGATGGCGCTCTACAACGGTAAGTACCAAGAAGCGCTTGCATTGGCCAAACGTTTGGGTGATGGTATGGAGCGTCAGGACGCATATCGTTCTGGTCAGTATAGACAGGCGGTGACCTGATGGCGATTGTTCAAACCCAAACTACATCATTTAAAGCAGAGCTTTATCAAGGCATACATGACCTGACAACTGACGTTATTAAGATTGCCCTGTATACAGCCAGCGCGGATTTAAACGAAGACACAACTGTGTACAGTGCGACCAATGAAGTGCCAGCTACAGGTACGTATGCGCTTGGTGGGGCGACATTAACACCAATCACGGTATCGTCTTCTGGGTACACGGCCTATGTGGGTTTTCCCAATATCTCTTGGACTGGAGCTATCACGGCTCGGTGTGCACTGATCTATAACTCTACCCAAGGCAACAAATCTATTGCTGTTTTAGATTTTGGATCTGATAAAACATCCAGCGTTACATTTACAATTACCATGCCAGCAAATACCGCTACGGCGGCTCTTATCAGGAGTTCAAATTGATTGTTACTACCACTAAAGGCGACATGGACGAATCTCTTCTTGAGAAAAAAGAAGGTTTAGTCGATAATGACCACGAGTACACGGCTTGGGTCGAGTATTGGTTAGAGGGTGAACTTGTTCATCGTTCGGTGCATGTTCAATTGAAAAAATCGGTGGGGCTAAAAGTCGAAGCCGCATCTTTCGGTTAATTTTTTAAGGGACTATTATGGCAAATACACAAGCAATGTGCACCTCGTTTATGGGGCAACTGCTCAATGGCGGGCATCAATTTGGATCAATTACGCTTGTTTCGCGCACCAGTTTGACCGCACCCACTATTGATACGTTTAAAGCGGCTTTGTATTTAACAACGGCCACTAAAAACGCCAGTACCACTGCTTTTACAGCAGCCGACGCTACTGAGGTGTCGGGCCTCGGTTACACATCTGGGGGTGTGACGCTTACAGGCTCACCTGTATGGAATGCGCCAACTGCAACTAATTCGTCTGCATCAGCAGGTGTTGCATTTACGACGCCCACTGCTTCGATCACATACACCACAGTGACTTTGGCTACGGCGTTTGACTGCGTGTTGATCTACAACTCTACCCAAAATAATACGGCTGTTAGTGTTCACACATTTGGCTCACAGACTGTAACCGCTGGCACGTTCACTTTAACGATGCCTTCAAATACAACAAGCACTGCGTTGATCCGTTTGGCTACAACCTGATCTAACTAAGGAATCATCATGCCCACGGAAAAACTCAAAGCAACCGACCATGTTTCTAGCGGTCTAACTTGTAATCTTAAAGCTGGTGAGGAAGCAAAGGCTACCGGCGTATTTGAAATCAAATGCCATGACAAAGACGGCAATTTGAAGTGGGAAGCCAAGTCTAAAAATTTGGTAGTCAACGTTGGTCTTCAGTACATGGCGGGCAGTGCTTTAACCTCAGTGACCCAGATTACCACTTGGTATCTTGGCCTGTACGGTGCTGGTGCTTCTAATACTCCTGCGGCTGGTGACACCATGTCTTCACACGCTGGATGGACAGAGGTTGTGGCTTACAGTAATGCAACCCGTGTGGCGGCTACGTTTGTTACGGCTACGGCGGCTAACCCTTCTGTGGTGACTAATTCAGCTTCTCCTGCTACGTTTAACATCAATGGCACAACAACTGTGGGCGGGGCGTTCCTGACCAGCGGTAGTGCTAAGAGTGGTACAACCGGGACTTTGTTCTCAGCGGCTGACTTTGGCTCACCCGGCGATCGTTCTGTGGTTGCTAGTGATACTTTGTCTGTGACTTACACATTCAGCTTGGCTGCTTGAGGTCTAAATGGCTGAAGGCGGCTGGGGTTCTGGCACATGGGGTCAGACTGGCTGGGGTAATTCAGCCTATGACCGGGTTGTTGATGAGACTGCAACAGGTACGGACGCGCCTACAGCAACAATAAGTGTTGGGGCTTTGGTTAATGAGACAAGTACAGGTACAGACGCAGTAAGTGCTTTAGCAACATTTCGGTCTTCGGTTAATGAGACAAGTACAGGTACAGACGCAGTAAGTGCTTTAGCAACATTTCGGTCTTCGGTCAGTGAAACGGGTACGGGTAGTGATGTCATAACAGCATTGCGCACGATGAGTGCCTCGGTTACTGAGACTGCTACGGGGTCTGATGCGGATGCGGCGTTTGCCAACTTCTTAAGTCAGATTACAGAGACAGCGACAGGTACAGACGCGGTAGATTCATCTTCTGCGTTCTTGGTTACAGTGAATGAAACGGCTACTGGGACGGATGCGGTAGTCAGTAGTTTGTCTGTTGGAGCGGTGGTTGATGAGACAGCTACTGGGACAGAAACAGTAACGGCGCAAGTAACTTTTGTAGGGGCGGTAGAAGAGACTGCAACGGGTACAGATGTAAATGCGGCGGCTGTGGCTTTTATAGCTTCTATTACTGAATCAGCAACTGGGGCGGATTCAATTACGGCACGGCCTTTCTGGGATGTAATAGACGACACGCAGACTGCAAACTGGGGCAACATTACAAATAATCAATCGGCGGGGTGGCAAAATGTTAATGACACGCAGACCACAAACTGGCAAAATATTACCAATACTCAGTCTCCGGGCTGGGCACAAGTTAGTAACACGCAAACACCAGCTTGGACTGATGTTTCAACGATATAGGAGCATTTAAATGGCAGCAACGACAACTCTTTTAGGCTTGGTCACTCCCACACAAGGAACGCTCTCTGGTACGTGGGGCGATACAGTCAACTACGGTATTTCTGATTATGTGGACATTTCGGTTGCGGGCACATTAACTTTGACAAATGACGGCGCAGTCACTCTGGCTAACACCACAGGTAGCTCGTCTGGAAACAGTATTACATCCAGTCTTACAGGCGCGGGAACAGTTACAGCTCAGTTTGCCATTGTTAAAGTTACAGGCACATTAACAGTCGCCAAGGTAGTCACAGGCCCAAGCTACAGCAAGACATACACGGTGGTGAACGCTGCTACTGGCGGTATCGTGACGTTTAAAGCATCAGGTCAGACCGGTGTTTCTATTGCTGTAGGCGAGACAGCATTTGTATATTTTAACGGCACAGACTATGTAAAGATTGTTGGTACAGCTACGGCTGGCGCGGCTGGTGGCTCCAACACTCAGGTTCAGTTCAACAGTTCTGGTGTTTTGGCTGGCTCTGCCAACATGACATTCGACGGCACTAATCTGACTCTGCCTGCGTTGACGGCCAGTCAAGCGGTGTTTACCAATGCTTCGGATCAGTTGGTCAGTAACGCTATCACAGGCACAGGTAACGTCGTCATGTCGGCGTCTCCTACACTGACGGGCACAATTACAGCAGCGGCAATTACTGCATCAAGCACAATTACGGGCAATGGTAATTGGGTGCTTGGTAACGCTGATACGGACACTATCACTCAAGGCGCTTCCTATGTCACAGGTACAGTTTTAAGGTCTGCAAAAGTAGACACCAACACATTGAATCTTGCGGCATATGATGTGGATGGTGCGGCTTACACAAATTTGATTACCTTAACGGCAAGCAATACGCCCACACTCGCCCTGACTTCGACTGGTGTTGGCACAATCAACAACATGTCGATTGGTGCTACGACAACAAGCACGGGCGCGTTTACTACGTTAAGTGCTACAGGCAACGTAACTCTTGGTGACGCCGACACGGACACTATCACTCAAGCCGCTTCCTATGTAACTGGCACGCAACTCAAATCCGCAAAGGTTGCCACGAACACGCTAACGCTTGCCGCTTATGACGTGGACGGAGCGGCTTACACCAACCTTATTACCCTAACAGCAAGCAACACACCGACGCTGGCTTTGACCTCGACAGGTACGGGTACGATCAACAATATGTCTATTGGTGCTACCACAGCATCAACTGGCGCATTTACAACATTAGCAAGTAATGGCGCAACAACTTTTACCGCAGGTACTGCCTCAACCACTACTGGAACAGGAACACTTGTAATCACAGGCGGTTTAGGGGTAAGTGGAAGAATCAACGCCGCTAACTTTGATGGTGTTGTTGGTGCTAATACAGCCGCCGCAGGAACATTTACTACGCTAGGTGCTACAGGAAACGTTACGCTTGGTGACGCTTCGGCTGACACAGTGACCGTAAACGGCACAACTACATTTAATGCAAGCCCAATCATCAGTGTTACTGACAACACCAACGCAGCCCTGCGAATCACACAGCTTGGGACAGGCAACGCTCTGCTGGTTGAAGATACAACTAATCCTGATTCAACACCTTTTGTGATTGAGAACACTGGTCGAGTTATTGTCGGCAATACTACGGCTTTGACCACAATTTCTGGAATTCTTCCTGCGTTTCAAGTGGTTGGTGACGACATCAATCGTTCGGCTATTGGTTCTTTTAACTATAGCAATACAGCTAATGGTTCGTTCTTAACATTTTCAAAATCTCGTAGCGGCACAATTGGGACGGAAACTATTGTCCAATCTGGCGATAATTTGATGACTCTTCGTGCCTATGGGAGCGATGGTGTAGCACCGATTGAAGCGGCACAAATTCGTGCTGAAGTAGACGGAACTCCCGGCGTTAACGACATGCCCGGACGCTTAACATTTAGCACCACGGCTGATGGTGCAAGTTCTTTAACTGAACGTATTCGCATTACCAGTGCTGGCAAGACAGGCTTTGCCACAGCAGCCCCCGCATCAACAGTTCATGTGGCTGGTGACACCATTCTAAGCAACGTCAACGTAATTGGTGCAAGCTACGACAGTGTGTCTTTCTCTGTTACAAGTCAAGAAACTCAGCCAACTGCTTTGTTCTTTAGCCCTGATGGGTTAAAGATGTATGTTGCTGGCTCATCGGGAGATGATGTTAACGAGTATAACTTGTCTACGGCTTGGGTTGTTTCTTCTGCTGTTTTCTCACTTGTGTTTTCTGTGTCTGGACAAGATACTTCTCCCCAAGGATTATTCTTCCGTGCCGATGGTACAAAGATGTATGTACTTGGACAGACTAACGACACGGTGTTTCAGTACACATTAAGCACCCCTTGGTCTGTTGCAACAGCATCCTACGACAGCATTTCTTTTTCTGTTGCGACACAAGATTTAACTTCTGTTGGACTATGGTTTAAACCCAATGGCTTGTCAATGTATGTGGTCGGGTCAACTGGAGATGCTGTTTACCAATATACGTTGTCAACTGCGTGGAACGTATCAACCGCAACATTTTTACAGTCTTTCTCAATATCAGGACAAGATACTGTATCGTCAGGCATAAATTTTACGGGTGACGGTTCTCGTATGTTTGTACTAGGTACAACAGGCGATGACGTTAACGTCTACAACTTGACAACACCTTGGGACATTAGTACATCAGCGTTTGTTAATGTTTTTAGTGTGGCTGGTCAAGATACGGCTCCTAATGACATTTACATCAAGCCAGACGGCACAAAGATGTATATAGTTGGCTCGACCAATGATTCCGTATATCAGTACACGGTACCAAGCATTGACATCCAACTGACTGGTCAAACTTCTGTTGCGGCTTTGGACGTACAGCAAAACTTAAATGTCTACGGCAATGCTTCCGTTTATTCTGCCGCGTTTAACAGTTACACGGAGGGAATTTTTGCGGTAACAGGGACAACACCCGCCTTGTCCCCAACGAATGCAACTATCCAAACATGGACACTTTCAGGCAACAGCACCCCCACTGCTGGAATATGGGCTAACGGTCAATCGTTGACGCTAATGGTGGATGATGGAACCGCCTACACCATAACTTGGACATCGTTGGCTGTAACTTGGAAAACAAACGGAGGAACTGCGCCAACACTAAACACAACTGGATATACAGTTATTCAATTGTGGAAAGTTGGCGGTGTTATCTACGGTGCGCGTGTGGGAGATGCATAATGCTTGCAGGTAAATTATTAAGCGCAACGTCATCAGATCAACAAATTGCGGTCGCGCTAAGCACAACTCCATTTGTTACAGTTTACCCTTGGAGTAGCGCGGGTTTTGGAACTAAATATGCTAATCCTGCCACGCTTCCAACAGGACTTTCGCAGGGGGTTTCTTTCAGCTATGATGGCTCAACAATTGCGGTCGCGCACCAAATAACTCCATTTATTACAGTTTATCCGTGGTCAACTTCTGGTTTTGGTACGAAGTACGCTAATCCAGCTACGCTTCCAACAGGGTCAGGTACTTCCGTTGATTTTAACTATGATGGCTCAGCAATTGCTGTAGCGCACGCTGTTACTCCATTTGTTACAGTTTATCCATGGAGTGCGGGTTTTGGAACTAAATATGCTAATCCTGCCACGCTCCCAAGCGGCACTGGTTTAGGTGTGGCCTTTAGTCCAGATGGTACGGCAATTGCTATAGCGCACAGCAGTACTCCATTTATAACCGCCTACCCTTGGAGTGGTTCTGGCTTTGGGACTAAATACGCCAATCCTGCTACGCTTCCAACAGGGTCAGGTTATTCTGTAGACTTTAGTTCAAACAGCTCACAAATTGCTGTAGGGCACAGCACAACTCCGTTTGTTACGGCGTATCCGTGGAGTGGCAGTGGTTTTGGGACTAAATACGCTAATCCAGCAACTTTGCCCGGGGGTTCTGGTTTTGGGCTGAGGTTTAGTCCTGACGATTCTGCCCTCGCAATTACGGACTTTGGATCTCCATATATTGCCGCCTACGCGTGGTCACCTTCTGGTTTTGGAACAAAGTACGCTAATCCAGCAGTCTTGCCCGCTAGCGCCTCAACCGACCCGGCGTTTAGTAAAACCGGAGACGCATTGGCGATTTCACAAAATAGTTCTCCATATATCGCCGCCTACGCGTGGTCTGTTTCGGGATTTGGAGCCAAATATGCCGACCCGACAACATTGCCATCGGGATCCAGTAACAGCGTAGCGTTTACCAAATAAAACTAAAGGAACAAAATGACAAACACAACAAAACAAGAAATTCTAACGACATCTTTGGAAGCAAGAATCCAAGAGGTGATGCACTACCAGATTAACATTGACAATTACACACTGGCATTGGAAGAAATTGAAAGTTTGCCAGAAACTGAACGCATTGAACTAGAAGGCTTTGCGGGACAACTTCGGGGTTTATTAACTTCAGAAATACTGGAGCAAAAGAAAGCCAAGATTATGCTGTCCGTCATCAAGAAACAAGTGGAGTAAATTATGTACGTATTGATTGAAAACGGGTCGGTTGTTCGCTACCCATACACTGTCACTGATTTAAGACTAGCCAATAAAGGCACAAGCTTTCCAAAACAGCCGAGCAATGAGTCGTTGCTAGAATTTGGAATGCACATGGTTGAAAGTATAGCAACCCCCTCGTTCTCAGAAACA